ATAATGTCAAATTTTTGTACTGAAATTACTCCTTGTACATTACTTATTAAATTCATTGCTTCATTAATTATAATAGGTTGGTTAATTTGCCATTTATCTATATTAAAGTAATCTTTTAATTCTGATATACAGTCTAATAATACTTGTTGGTTATTGTATGATTTAAATGTAGTGATTTCAAAATCTACACCTATGTTAATAGGGAATGAATTTTTTATATTAACAGCATCTGTTAACATTCTATGTTCTTCTAAGTAAGTTGATAAATTAGTTTTTGTGGCTTTATTTAAATTGGTTAATTGTTTTTTATTATTATACCCTAAAACATATAAATTTAAAGCTAATGGGTTTGGTATTCTGTTTGGCTCAGTTGTTAAAGGTGTAATTTGGTCATCTTGTGTTATATAAGCTTTAGCTATTCTACCAAAACGAGAAGGCATAGAATATGTTCTTACTATATAATCTTCTTTTGTTACTGCCCTTTGTTGTGCAGAAAAAGTAGCCATTGTATTCATTCTTATCTGTTCATTAGTATCCCCACCACCCCCTCCTGTTGCTGCTTCTGGGTTAGTGGTTACTATTGATTCTCCTATAAAATTAGCTGTTCCAATTGTTAAATTAGGTTTTTGTGTTAAATCTAATAAATCGTTTTTAGTAATTGTGTTTGCGCTTACATTTGCTCTTATACCTCCCCCTACTAAATAGTTAACTGTTAGAGTTGTGTTTGAAGGGGCTTCTCCATAAGCTTGAGTGTATAAAAAGTTTGATGGGTCGAAAGCTGTGTTTAATTTACTAGATCCATCTTTAAGTCCTAAACCTATGTTATCTGGGTTGGGTATTATTTGTTCATCATCTTTATCTGATGTCCCTCCCCCAAAGGATAATTGCATAGTACCATCGGCTAAAAATCTAGTTATAAAACGTTTTGGTACTTTTTTTAATTTTAAAAGATAAGGGGTTGAATTATTAAACTGGTGTAGTTCAGGATCATTAGCACCTGTATTCTCTACATCTTCAAATAAAGTATCCTGGGCCATATAAGGTACTTCTGTCCATTTATTACCATCAGAATCTGTTATTGATTCTATTCCTATTATATTACTATCTGATATGTTTAGGTTTAGGAATTTTTCTGAAATTCCTACTTGAAATGTTTGAGATTTAGGAGTAGATTGAATAACTTTAGCTTTTTTCTTTAATAAAAAGTATTGTGGGTTATTATTATTATCTAATTGGTAAACATTTACTTCTGTTGGGTCAAAAGAAGAGGATACGTCAAAATCGACTCTATCTTCTAATCTAAAAATAGGACCCTCCGTTGATGCAAATGTTGATCCTGGATTTACTTTTACAGTATAATCAAAATCAGGTGTGTAAGTATTATTAACTATTTTAGCAGGTAATAATTGAAATATATCTAAAGTAGTTGTTGATGTAGTTGTTATTTTAGGTCTATACCCCATTGCATAAGCTAAGTGGTATAGATTTTCTTTTTCTTGTGCTAAAGCTAAAAAGGTTTCTTGTAATTGAGTGTCAGTGTAAAATGATAACACATCACCTACATAAGCTGCCATTTCCAAAAACATCATACCTGGAGATCCCTCACTAAAATCGTTGTAAGTATTAGGATAATATATTTTAGTGAATTCTACTAATTGTTGTTTAAAAGTGTTAAAATCTTTATTTAGATATTTAACGTCTTTATCTTGTGTTTTATTTGATACTTTTGTATATGCCATTATCTAAAATTAAGTTGGATGGAATCTGTTGTATTATTTATAATAAATTTGTATGTTAATCGTACATATAATGTATGGCTATCAGGGATTAGCTGAATTATTAAATTTGTTATTTCTATTTCGGGGACATAAAGGGCGCTTTGATCTTTAATTCTGCTTTCTAATTCATCTTCTTTTATTTGGTTTTCAAAAAGTAATTTTTTTAACCCCACCCCAAAATTGGGTTCATATATTCGTTCTCCCGGTTCAGTTAATAATACGTTTATTAGGTTACTTTTTACTTGATCTTGAGTAGTATATGAAGAATTAAAAACAGCATTACCATTAAAAGGAAAGACAACCCCTACCGCTACATTTTGGTTTAAATCTAGTGGGTTTATATTTATTTGTTGTCCTACTTCTTGTGCCATTTATTATCTTCCTTTTTTCTTATTTATTGCTTTCATTAAACCACTATAATCTCTTGTAACTGCGTCTGCTACTGAACTAGGCATACCTGCTGTATCCATAGGTAAAGGAGCACCTGTTGCAAATGGTTGAGATAAACTTACAGGAGAATTTCCTGATTCTAAATTTGTATTCCCTTGTGCTGTTTCGTTTAATAGATCATTTAGTGAGCTATTAGATGTGTAATTTTGTGTTGGGCGTTGTTTTATAGGTGCATTACCCATTATTTGGTCTCTTAATGTTGATTTGACTGGTTCAGAAATTGGGTCCTCAATTGTTCTTTCAATGTGTTCTACAATCGTTGGTTTAAGTTCGTCGCGTAAATCTTCTTTAAGTGTTTTTATTTCTCTACGTAACGAATAATCGATTTCTTCTCTAACTACTTTTCTAATTAAATTTTCAAATGTTTTTGCCTTCATGTTTGTTTGTGTTTGTTATAAATATAATTTTTTTAAATTTTATAGCGTCTATATCCTACCATTTCAAATCGAGCATTATATATTTTTTCAATTATCTCTTGTTGTCCCGCTAATTGTAGGTTTGTTAATATAGAATCGTACATTTCTGCTAAGGGGTCTGAATAATCAAATGGGTCTTTTCCTTCTAAAGATTCAAGACCACTACCTAATGTATCAAAATCATATCCTGGATATTGCATCCCCGCTAGGAACTCCTCGGGTGTTTGACCATTTATTACATTTTGGTTTTGTGACCCATCTCCACCAGGGTTTGAAACTGAACATTTATTTAATAATAATAAAAATAACATTTCGAGCATTTGGATTAACATTTTTACTAAATTTAATAATGCTACTATTGCTGCTATTCCTTTTAATATTATAGCTAGTAATTTATTTGCTTTATTTCTAGGAAAATCTAAAGCTTTCATAAATGATTTTGATAATATCTTTAAAATTGATATTTTACCTTCTGCTAATGTTGATGCTTTATCTGCTAATATTATAGGACCTGAGGGTGCTGTGGCAGGGGGTGGTATCATTCCTACTCCCTTAATCATTATTTTAGCTACCATTACTACTTTTTGTAAAATAGATATTACAATACTAACTGTTGCTATTAATGCTGCTATTTTTGCTAATATAGCTAATACTGATTCTATTAATGCTTGGAGTTTTTGGAGTGCTTTTTGGGATTTTTCTAAAGCATTTTTAATTTTATTAGCTAAATTTTTAAGTTTTTTATAATTTTTTTCTGCTTTATTTACAGTTGATCTTGAACATACTTGACTTGAAAATTTTTCTTTTAATTGGTCAGGAGTAGGTAATTTACTTTTATACTTTAAAACAGATTTTTTCCCTTCGTCTTGAAGTTTAGTTTTGACTTTTTCAAGAAGTCCTTGATTTTTAATTAATAATTTTTGAATTACTGCTTGCATATTATTTTATTTTCCATACATATCATCTGTAGGTAGTTTAACTCTATTACTTTTAAATAAAGGTATATTAGTTCTTATATTTGCTATTTGTGATTTAGCTAATTCAAATACTGGTATCCCACTAGGTACATTAGGTCCTACAGGAGGAGCTACACAATAAGGGGGATAAGTATATTCTAAAGTAAATATCATCTCCTCTACCATTTCTAACATATCATTCATTATTCTTTCTAACTTATCTCCTAAAACAGCATGTTCAGCAGGTGCATTTTTATCTCCTTCTAAACCTAAAAATATTTTATTTGAATTTATAACAAAGTCACCTTCATCTCCTGTATTGAAATGGATGTGGTTATTGGCACTAAATGCCATGTGTTTATTAGAATATACTAATAAAGAGTCATTTTTAGCATTAAATAATAATCTATCAGAGTTTATTACTACTTGCTTGCCTTCATATTCGTATGGGTGTTTTGGGTTTTCCATTTTA